GCCTTCAGGCGCTCGGCGAGGATCTCCGCGCGCGCGTTGATCTCGTCGTCCGTGCCGCCACCGAGAAGGTCGATGAGGTCCGGCGGAATGTTGTGCGTGGCCGCCGCCATCAGCCGGGCGTTCGTCGACCGCAGATCACCGAGCTCGCGCTCAGCCGCCTCCTTGGCCTCAGTGAGCCTCTGCTGCTCGGTCTTCTGCGCGTCCTGCCACTTCTGGTACTCGGTCAGCTGCGGCTCAGCCTCGCGGTACTTCGTCCGCCAGCCAGCAGACTCGCGGCGCAGCTTCTCGATCTCCCTGCGGGCCGCCTCTGGGTCCGCCCACGGGTCCGCAGCTGTCTGCTGCTGCCCCGCCGGAGCGTCCTGCGCTCCATCCCCGGACCGTGCGTCCGTCTGAGGCACAGTGGCGGCGAGCGCCTGCTGCGTTGCATCGTTGGAGCTGGCGTCAGGCTGTCCGGCAGCCTGCGTGGTGTCGGCCGTGTCCTGCACGGTCCCTCCTCGGGTTGAGCATGAGAAAGGGCCGTGTCCAGCACGGCCCTCAAGGTCCCGCAGAACGGGCGATATTCGGTTGGCTGACGCCACCAGGGCGCCAGAGTCTGAAGTCAGGAACGCTCAGGTGGCGTGTACGCAGCGCGCCCTTCGGCTTCCCACCAACGGCGCCACGTGTTCACCGCGTTCCGGCCACCCGTACCGCGGGTGACACGCAGCCAGTCGTCATACAGCTTCTCCGCGGCTCCGACGAACGGCTCATTGAGACTGAAGGCTGGCCAGGCCTGGCACGCGCACGCGTCGTGGTACCGGTCGCCGCCCTGCCGCGGATCACCAGCTGTCTTCGCCGACTTATAGACCGGCCCCCGCGACGCAAGCATCGCGCACCAGGCGCACGGATCGTTGTCCGTGACCCGCGACCAGCCCGTCGCCCGCTCGTCGGCCTCGATGGACTGCTTCATCACCGACCGGCCACCCTCAAGAGCCAGATACTGCGTCGACCCCACCATCCGGACCGCTGCGGCATCCATCGCCTGCGTCGGCGTCTTCCCCGCCGCGATCGCCTTCTTGAACTCGATGGGCCCTGTGACGTCCAGCGACGACTCAAGCCGGTCGATGGCGAGTTCCAACGGCCCCTCAGGGGCAAACGACCCGTCCGGCACCCCCGCAGCCCTGCGGCCATCCATGTACGCAGCCCGCGCCAGCACGGCAGACTGCTCGCGCGCCTGCCGCACGATGGGCATCAGCGCCGCGCGCACCGCCGGCCACGACGCATCCACCTTCGCCGGATTCATCAACTCGCGCCACACGCGCAAGATCTCCCGCGCCATCTGCGCCGCCAGCAACGCCTGAACACGCCGGAACCGCTGAGCCTGCTCAGGGCCAGCCACGCTCAGGCCGCCGCGGCAGACTCTTCAACCGGCCCCTCGGCGCCGGCCGGGGGCTGCATCTGCTTCTCGATGATCCCGTTCAGCCGGTTCATCGCATCACCCTCGGACGCGGCCTTCTTCCACCGCTCCACATCCGTCTGCGTCACCCCTGGGATCTTCTCCCACAGTTCCTGCGGCGGCACCCCGAGCATAGTGACCAGCTTGCCGAGAGCGTCCACGGTCTGCGCAAGCGAACGGGCGGAGGTATCCCGCCATACAACCTGCGCGGCCGTGTCCTCCCAGGCAACCGTGTCGCCGGCAGCGAGACCACACAGGCGCAGCGTCTGCTCATGCCCCTCACCGCACAGCGACTCACGCTCGTCCGTCTTCCGGTCCAAGCCGTCACGTGCCGCGGCCAAGGCCTCCGCGGACAGGTTCACCATCTGACCAAGCAGGTGGTACGGCGGCACCTGCGACAGCGTGGCGATGTGCCGGATCGTCGACTCCCGCGAATCCAGGTAGCCCTTCAGATCGGTCGCACCGAACTCGCCGAACTTCGTGTCCACGTCCTCCGCGACGAACAAGCCGTCCACGCGGGACCGGAACGGCTCGATCGGATTCCCGTTCTCATCCTGCGGCGGCGCCATACCCGTCACCCAGCGCTGACGGAACGCCGCATACTGCTGCGCCATCAGCAGGTTGAACGTGGTCATGTTCAACTGGTCCTGGGTGTCGATCAGCGGCTCAACCTCGCCGACAACGCCGTCACCGTCCAGATCCTCAGTGTTGACGTAGCGCACAACCGGACACACGCCGAGACCATGGCGCATCGTCCACTGCTCGCCGTCCGGCGCCAACTGCGACCCATCCGACTTCCCGACCAGCGTGTACCGGTTGTTGTCGTCGTAGAGGCGCACCACCCGGCGCTGCCCCTTCGCCGTGTTCTCCAGCCGGTCCTCGACCGCGAAGATCGGCCACTCGTCGTTCACCGGATCCGCATACAAGGCCGTCATGCGCCGCGGCGAAAACGGGGTGATCACCGGCACCGGCTTCCCCGGCATCACCACCGCATACGCCGCGCCATACGTCAGCACCGACCGGTGAATACCGTGCTGGCGGGCGTCCATCCGGTTCGCCTGCCACACCTCCCACGGCGCCGCATTCTCATCGCTGCCCGCCGGCCGGTAGCCGTCCACATACATGTTCTGCGCCACCACCGTGACCACCAGCGGCAGAATGTTCACCCGCGCCCGCTCGATCAGCCACCGGTACTCCGCCCGCGCACCCCTCGGCACATACACGCTGTCGTGCTTGCCGCACATGTACCGCTGGATCCTGTTCAGGCGGCCCTGCTCGCCCTCACGAAGCTTCAACAGGTGGCGCGCAGTCGACACCGCCTCACCCCGATCCATCACCACGCGCCGCCCACCTCCCTACGCGAACCCATGCACCCGGCCCGTCCGCTGCCGCTTCTTCTGCCGCTTCGCCCAATCCGGCGACGCCAACAACGCCCGCCGTGCCATATCCGCCAGCTGCATGCCCGCGAAACCGTCCACCTTCTTCGGGGACTCCCGCGACTCCTTGCCGAAACTCACACCCCACCGGTTCGGCCGACGCCGGGCGTTCCCAACGTGCCGGTTCAGCATCTTGTGGTCCGTATGGAGGATCTTGCGGTCCTCGATCGCCTGCACCAGCGCCTCAGTCGCCTTCGTCAGCTCCTGCTGATGGCCACGCATGTCGTAGCCGATCGCCGACTTCGGCGAGGCCTTCACCAGCAGCTCGTCACGGTAGGTCTCGCCCCACTCGTCGATGTACGACTCCCAGAGCTTGACGTCGGCAAAGAACGCCCGCACCTGATACAGGCCGAACGCATGCGCAACCAGGTCCGACACCTGCTTGCGGTCAACCTCCCAGCCCCTCGCCTGCGGGCCATCCGGGCGCTCCCAGATACCGAGCGGCTGCACGAGCCGGTCCGAGATCCGCATCGCGATCAAGGCGGTCGCGTCGTCCGTCTTGCCGCCGTCGAAGCCGAGGACGATCTCGTCGCCGTCCTTCAGCCGCAACTCTGAGGCGCACAACGCCCACTTGCCCGGATCCAGCAGCGCATCCTCGGCAGCGACAGGCTGGTTAAGCCAGTACCGGCGCGAATCCGAAGGTGCCGACTGCGGATCCCAGATCTCCGCGACGATGCCGTCCAAATCCATCCAGCCCGCAGCGGGCCCATACGCCTGACGGAGGCCAGCGATCAGAGCATCCCTATCGGCAAGGTCCGTGCCGTCCGCCGCCTGCCGATGGTCGAACAACAGGCCCGCAGCATCTGCGTCCCGGACCCGGCCCTCCTTGATGGCCTTGAAGTACGTATGCGTCGCCTCTGCGACCGAGTCCTGCCCCGGCTCGTACATCGTGGACGTCTCAAGGCACCACGGCTCAGCTTCCTTGCGCTTACGCAGGTTGCGCCGGACCGTGCCGTGCATGCGCCGCAGCTCAGGCAGCACGTAGAGGTGAGTCTCGTCGACGGTAAGAACACCGCGAACGTTTCCTTGCCGCCATCCTTGGCGGCGCTGCTCGCAGTGCTGGGCGTCACCTCCCCCCGCTGATGGTGGAGAATGATCCGGCTCGAAGACTGGGCCGACTTCCCGATGTCGATCCCCGGGAACTCGTCCCCGTGATGCTCGACCAGGAACTCCATCATCGTCGAGACGTTGTCGTAGGTGTTCCCCGACTGCCCTTCCTCGGTCGCCAAGCAGCGGATGAACGGCGACCGCACCGGCCGACCCACCGGCTCACCTGCAGCGTCCCAGCCGTCGAAGCGCACCGGGGCGAGAGCCTCCACGCACACCAACATGCCCGCCAGTTCGGACTTCGCCCGGCCCTTCGCCCGCGACAAGAACGCCCGCCGGTACACCCGCCGACCAGTCGCCGGATCCAGGCGGTAGGCCTTCACGATGAACGCATAGAACTCATCGTCCAGTTCGATCGGCTCGCCGACAACGTCGCCAGGACCGTGACACAAGTACTGCTCGATCCACTCGACGATCTGATGCCCGAGGGACGGGAACTCGCCGTCGTACTGGGGGCCGCGCCACGACATGGCACCCCCTACACCGCGTCCTCCGACACGATCCGCAGGTTCTTCCGCCGATCCGACGTCGACCGCGGAGTTTCCACCGGGGCCTGCCTGCCGGCGGGAGTCTCGATCTTCAGCTTCAGGCGCATGCGGTCTTCCGGTGTCGCCCCGTACTTCGCGGCCCGCAGGCGCACCTCGGACGCGAACTCCCAGCGCCCCTTGGTCCAGAGGACATGGTGCAGAAGGGCCGTATCTAGCAGGAAGTCCCAATCTGTGTCGATGAACGTCTGCGCCTGGGGGCTCCGGCGCCACGTGTCCCACCACTGTCGGGTGCGGGGGTGCCAATCCTCATCGTCGGGGAGTATCCCCTCGGCGAGCGGCGGCCCCCGCAGCTCGCCATCATCCTCAACGCGCTGCAACTCCGCTTCGCGCGCCTTCGTGTCCCGCGCCCTGGAGCGCGTCCCCTTGGGCGCCATGCCGCGTCCGGCCATGCCCAGCACCCTCCCTTCGGTGCCGCCATACCGCGAGCAGCGTGGCGTTCTTCGACAGGTTGCACGCCTCGCACGCCGGGAGCAGATTCCCGACCGAGTGCCTACCGCCTTTGGCGATCGGCACGACGTGATCGATGTGGAGCTTCTCGGGGCGCACCCCGCAGTAGGCGCAACCGCCGTGGAATCGACCGATGAGGCGCCGAATGTCCCGTGGCGTCACGACAAGCCCGGCGGAGTTGCCCAGCTTGCGGAGCCGCCGACGGCTCGCCCGCAGAATGGCGGCGCCTGGGTTACGTGCCTCCCAGGCTCGATTGTCGGCCCGCCGGGCCGCCCGATGCCTTCGATAGGAGCGCCGGAGAGCGGCGCGCTTGAGGTCGGCGTTCTCGGCTGCCCACCGCTTGATGTAGTCCGGATTCCTCTGAGCCCAAGCCCTCGTCCGCTCCGCCCGAACTTCACGATCCCGGATCAGCTCGGCCCGCTTCCGGCACGGCCAGCCGCAGTACCGAGCATGCGGCGGACGATCGTCGATCGATGTCCCACACGTCGAGCAGCATCGCGGACCCAGAGCGGCCAGACGCTGAGCTCGTTTCGCCTGGTCCCTACGTCTGCGCTGCCCCGGATCGCGCTTCGCGACCTCGGCATCCTTACGGCACTTCGGATCGCAGTAGCGAGCCCGAGCGTGCCGCTCAGAGATGTCCACGTCACAGAAGGCGCAGGTACGCTGTCCCATATCGACTCCTACAAAGTCGGTCACGCCTCGGGGGTGTTAGCGCACCCGCCGAGGTTCTCTCACTCTTTCAGGCAACTCCGACGCCTCACAGCAGGTCGGCGATCACCCGCGTCAGATCGGCCAGCTTCGACGGCGCATTCTCGAACGGTTCGCGGGTCACAGTGATGTAGCGGCCCCGGTCATAGACCTCGACGGACGACTCACCGCGGCGAATCCGCCGCCCCCGCTCCAGAGATCCGAAGCCCCAGACGTGCAGACCCGTACCGGACGGAGACACCTCGATGTACGTCGCCGGCAGGCTGTCAACAATTCTGCGAGCCCAAGGACGCAACTCGCCATCCAGCAACGCGTGGTCAAGGTCGATGCACACCAGGCGGTCGAACGAGCTCAGCACGAACCCGACACCGACGCCGGCCGTCGAGCGGCTGACGGCGCTGTAACTCGCCCACGTCTCAGGATCCGTCGACGAAGCGGGCCGGACCTTGGCGCCGACGATGGACAGAGGAACCTTGCGGTCCGTCCGGCGAACCCACTGCCGCCTGCGCGTCATCGCAGAGGGCACCGGATCGGTCCTACTTCGGGCCGCACGGTGGGCGGCCATCCGGCAACGCCCGGAACAGAAGCGCGCGTTGTGCGCACGCCGAGCACCCAGTGGGTCCCGGCAGTTTTCGCAACGCTTCGTCTTCATGCCCCCATCATAGCGGGATGCGTGACGGCAATCTGCACCCTGACCTGCATTGATGCCGTCTCGTGACGGTGGGGGCGTTCGCGATGCCGGCGCCGGGAC